ACTACACATTCTTAGACAAAACAGTGGTGGAAATGTTCACTGTGGGCGGAACCGATGTATTTGTACACAAATACCTAGGACCTAAGAATACCGACGAAGCAGACGCTACTCCAACCCAGCCAAAATACGATGCTGTGAAAGAAACCAACATACAGGATATGTTGTTTCTTGAAAATAGAGATAGAAAATACAGTCAAGATGTGTACAGTTTAAGAGGCATATACAATGTGCAAGATATTGATTTTGACATGAGTCAATTTGGACTATTTTTACAGAATGACACATTGTTTATGACTATTCCAATCACCAGCAGTGTTAAAACTTTGGGCAGAAAAGTTATGCCAGGTGATGTATTTGAATTACCTCATTTAAAAGATGAATATGCCTTGAACGATTTTAATGTAGCACTTAAAAGATTTTATGTTGTGGAAGATGTTAGCAGAGCGGCAGAAGGATTTTCACAAACTTGGTATCCACACCTATATAGAGTTAAACTAAAACAAATATACGACTCACAAGAATTTAAAGAAATATTAAACAAAGACGCTGGAGCAGGTGATGGTAAGACATTAAGAGATGTGCTTTCTACTTACGAGAAAGAAATGCAGATCAACAATGCTGTGGTTCAACAAGCAGAAGCAGATTCACCTAAGTCGGGTTATGACATAGCACATTTTTATACACTACAAGTGGATGATCAAGGAAAACCTGAACTAGTTACTACAGATACAACACAATTAGATGCAACCACACAAAACACATTGGCAGACAGAGTAACTCAAACTCCTAGCAAAGAAGGATATGATGGATATATTCTTGGAGACGGTATTGCACCCAACGGCGAACAGTTTGGCTTTGGTATTAGTTTTCCAGCAACATCTGATAAAGGTGATTATTTTTTAAGAACAGATTTCTTACCCAATAGATTATTCAGAAGAGACAATAGTCGTTGGGTAAAAATGGAAGACAACATACGTATGACACTAACTAACACTGACACACGAAGCACACAAAAAGGTACGTTTGTTAACAATACTAAAACTTCAACGATTGCTGGTGAATCAGTTACTGAAAGACAAAGTTTATCAAAAGCACTCAGACCAAAGGCGGATAATTAATGCAATTTTTTTACGACGGACAGATTAGAAGATATATTACTCAAATAATTAGACTGATGAGTAATTTTTCATACAAAGATGGAGATGGTGGATTAAAAACTATTCCTGTTATGTATGGAGATATTTCAAGACAAGTATCACACATTATAAGAGATAATTCAGAAAATAAATTACCGTCTGTACCTAGAATGGGTGTGTATGTTACTGGTTTAGAAATGGATAGAACTCGTTTAGCAGATTCTAGTTTTATTAGTAAAGTTCATGTTAGAGAAAGAGCATATGATAGTGCTGGTAAAGAATATATAAATGAACAAGGTAAAAATGTCACGGTGGAAAGATTAATGCCAACACCATACACATTAACATTGAATGCTGATATTTGGACATCAAACACTGAACAAAAATTACAAGTAATGGAACAAATAATGATGTTGTTTAATCCATCTCTTGAAATACAAACCACAGACAACTACGTTGACTGGACAAGTTTAAGTGTAGTAGAATTATCTCAAATTAATTTTTCATCTAGAACTATTCCATTAGGAACAGAAACAGAAGTTGATGTTGCTACTTTAGGTTTTACAACACCTATATATATTTCACCTCCAACAAAAGTAAAAAAATTAGGAGTAATCACACACATTATTACAAGTATATTCAATGAGCAAACAGGAAATGTAGATTTAAGTCAAACTATGCCTGAACTAAAAGCATATCAAGATGGATATGAAAACAGTATTAAGTTAGACGACAAAGGAAGAGCCGTAAGAAAAGATACAGACTCAGTACAAGGAACAACAGGTATAGATCAAACCATTTATGTGTTAAACAGTGTTGCTCAAATTATTACTAAAGGTGTGATAGGCGGAGAAGTATGGACAGGTAATGTTTTAACTATACCAAATTATAAAAACGGATTAAGTAAAATTTATTTGAATAGAGAAGGTATTGATGCCCAAGTGGTTGGAACAGTTGCAGTCAATGAAACAAATCCATTCCAACTTTTAATTAATTGGGACGAAGATACAATCCCAACTGATACTGTAATTGTTGGCCCAATCACAACAAGTGGATCAGTTGACTTTATAGTAGATCCTACAAAATTTGATCCATCAACGGTCAAACAGAATGGAAAAAGATTATTGTTGTTAAAAGGTATTGGTGATTCTGATAACGAAGATGGTGCTGATGCTTGGAAAGGTGACAGCAATATAGATTTAGTTGCAGGTGCAAATGACATTATAGAATGGAACGGCACAAATTGGGAAGTTATTTTTGATGCCAGCACAATCACAGATCTCACACACGTTACCAATTTGAACACTGGCGTTCAGTACAAATGGAATGGTAGTGAATGGTTATTGTCTTTCGAAGGTGAATATCGAAAAGGCACTTGGAAGATCCAGTAGTCATATAATTACTTACATGAACAGTAAAATTGTAGGGTGTGGAGCACTCTTCTATACATTAGATACCAAAAGATTTTTGTTATTACATAGAACCCAAAGCAAACAAAATAATGTATGGGGACTTGTTGGCGGTACCACAACTTCAGATAAAAATTTATGGGACGGTCTTCAAAGAGAAATTAAAGAAGAAATAGGCGAACAACAAATCAAAAAAACTATTCCAATGGAAACTTTCATCAGTAACGATGAAAATTTTTTATATCATACATATTTGTGTGTGGTTGAAAAAGAATTTATTCCAACTTTAAACACAGAGCACGATGGATATGCATGGGTAACTTTTGGTAATTGGCCCAAGCCATTACACCAAGGATTGCGTAAAACTTTCCAAAATAAAACCAACCAAATTAAATTGGATACTGTGTTTAAAATGTTAAAATTGATCAAATGAAAATAATCGGAGACGTAATGCTAGATGTTTGGGTACAGGGCGATTGTACCAAAGTATCTCCAGAAGCATCCACTCTTGTACTAAAGGAAAGTGATCGTAAATACAACATAGGAGGAGCAGGAAACCTCGCTTTAAACCTGTCAAATCTCGGCGTAGACACGCATCTTTACAGTTCGGTGGGCAACGATGCCCCAGGGCATAGAATACAGGAAATACTGCTTAAAAACAATATCACATCATACATCAGTAACGATGCTGTAACCAGCACTGTGAAAACACGTATGATTGGTCCTGACGGACAGCACTTGTTGAGACTGGATCGTGAAGAACAATACACCCAATCTCAACCCACACAAAATTTATTAAAAAATTTACAAAAAGACGATATTGTTTTGGTAAGCGATTACAACAAAGGAGTGATCAACAGCACACTCGTCAATGATATTGTTAATCTAGTAAAAAGAGTTTACGTAGATCCAAAACAAAATCCTGACTGCTATAAAAACGCATATTTGGTTAAACCTAATATGAAAGAGTATGAGCAATGGTTTGGGAAATTTGATCCTAAAAATGCTGATCAATACAGAAAGCAATTCAATTGGAACTGGTTAGTGATAACTGACGGAGGTCACGGCATTCATGTTGTTGGCGACAATGAATACAAACACATCACTGGTGACGCTGTTGAATTGGCAGATGTTAGTGGTGCAGGAGATACAGTGTTAGCAATTATTGTAAAATATGTTGAACAAGGACATAGTATGACAGATGCTTGTTCTCTTGCTTTGAAAGGTGCAAGTAGTGTTGTACAACACAGAGGCGTCACTGTTGTTAAGATTAGTGATATAGAAGACACAATAGTTTGGACTAATGGAGTTTTTGATATTCTACATCAAGGACATTTAGAATTATTAAAATTTGCCAAAAATCAAGGAGACAAATTGATTGTAGGTATTAATTCAGATGATAGTGTTAAAAGACTAAAAGGCAATGACCGTCCTTACAATAGTATGTCAGTAAGACAACAACAATTAATGGAGTTGCCTTGGGTAGATCAGGTTGTTGTGTTCAATGAAGATACACCACTAGAATCAATTAAAAAATATACACCTGATGTTATAGTTAAAGGTGGAGATTACAGTGTGGAAACCACTGTAGGTAATGAAATGGCAGATGTGAAAATTTTTCCAACTGTCAAAGGTTTTTCAACAACAAATTTATTAAACAAAGTTAATGGAACAACAGATAAAAAATAACAAAATAACAATAAAAAATGTTTTAAGTGATGAACATTTTAAACAGTTAACGGATATAATCATGAGTGATAAATTTCCTTGGTTTTATCAAAACCATGTTGTACATTCACATCAATCCAATACAGAAGAAAAATATCAAATACAATTTGTACACAAATTTCATGAAGGGAGCAATATAGTGACAGGTCCTGAATTATGGAATATGTTGTTTCCTATATTTGCTGTGTTACAACCTCATACTTTTTTACGTGTGAAAGCAAATAATATTCCTGGACAAAATGAAATTGTAACTCACGGTATGCATTGTGATGTTAGTGTGCCATTAAGTTACACAGCAATCTTTTATTGTAATACAAACAATGGTTACACAGAATTTAAAGATGGCGATAAAGTTTTTAGCGAAGCAAACTCTATGGTTATATTTCCTAGTTATATGGAACACACTGGTAGTACTTGTACAGATACAAGATGTAGAGTTAATATCAATATTAATTTTGTTGCTAGTTGGAATAACCAATTATTAAAACCTATTTTGCCACAAGGAGCAGAAGCAATTAATAACTTATGGAGTCATATATGAAAATTTGTGTAACAGGTGCTGAAGGATTTATAGGAAAAAATTTGTGTAAACATTTAATTGACATGAATCATGAAGTCACAAAATTTGAATATGCTAAAAATAGTTTTCCTGATCCTAGTTTATATGATTGGGTAATACATCTTGGAGCAATTAGTTCCACAACCGAAAGAAATGTAGAACTAATTATGGATCAAAATTATGAATACAGTTTAAAATTATTACAGATGTGCGACACTATGGGAGTAAATTTTCAATATGCCAGTTCTGCCAGTGTGTATGGTAACACAAACAGTTTTGTAGAAAACGGTCCAGTGTATCCTCAATCACCATATGCTTGGAGCAAGTATTTGTTTGATAGATTTGTACAACAAGCCATGGGAGAATTTAAAATATTAGTACAAGGATTTAGATATTTCAATGTTTATGGAGATCATGAAGAACACAAAGGTGATCAAGCATCTCCAGTAAGTAAATTTACAAAACAAGCAAAACAAGATGGCACAATAAAACTATTTGAAAATAGTGATCAATTCCTTAGAGATTTTGTATGTGTAGATGATTTATGTAATGTACAGTGCCAAATGCTACAAAAAGATGTGAGCGGTATTTACAATGTTGGTACTGGTACAGCAACATCTTTTCAAAGTGTTGCAGAATCTGTGGCTAAAAAATACAATGCCAAAATACAAACAATACCTATGCCTCAACAACTTAAAGGGCAATATCAGTCTTACACCTGTGCAGATTTAACAGAATTAAATAAAAATGTTATAATAAAATATAAAACAGTTGAGCAATATTTAAATGATTAATAAAGAAGGTAAAGTAGACAAAGGTTGGGGATACGAATTAATTTGGGCTTCCAATGACAAATACTGTGGAAAAATTATGGTGTTCGAACGCAAGGGTGCTAAATTTTCAATGCACTTTCACAAAACTAAAGATGAAACTTGGTTTGTAAATGAAGGTAAATTTCTTTTAAGTTGGATTGACACTCAAACTGCAACTTTACTAACAAAAGAACTTAATGAAGGCGAAACTTGGAGAAACTTACCTCTAATGCCACATCAAGTACAATGTTTAACTGATCGCGGTAGCATCACTGAAGTGAGTACTGCTGATGATCCAGAAGACAATTACAGAATTATTCCTGGCGATTCACAAAAAATAGAAGAAAAATAATTTATTTTTTTTGATGTATCCAGACGTGATCTGGATATTTCTTATAATCGTTGCCAAAATATTTTTGTACTGCTTTTTTTACTCCTGACAACCAGAAGTCATGTCCTGTTATAAATCCACCAGATTTAACTTTTGGTGTCCATTTTTCAATATCTTGCGAACATCCATCAAATCCATGATCAGCATCTAAAAACACAAAATCTAATGAATTATCTTCAATTAATAAAGACGCATTTGAAGTCCAATCTTTTATAAATTGAGCTCTTGTTCCAAATTCATTTTGTAACTCTTTTATGAAATTGTGATACATTGAGTGATCATAACTAAACCCCATATGAGGTTGATCATATGTTCTTTTTCGTTGAGGATCAGTACTTCCATTTGGTTGACTTTCGTACAAATCTACACCAATCAAGGTAAGTTCAGGACAATGAGATAACAAAAAATAATAAAGTTCGCCGCTTCTAACTCCTAGTTCAGCGCCTTTTTTTAAATTGTGTTTTTCGATTAATTTTTGTAAAACAAAACATCGTTCAGGTTCTTTGTGTGGGTTTTCTCTTTCCAGTACACGAAGCCTATTATAATTCATCTTATCAGTCTTTTTTAATACATTCCTTACAACGACAGTCTGGACAATCTAGACATTCTCCACACGATCTTTTGCAGTGTTGTTCACACCCACACGTCTCGCATATATGCTTGATGAGTTGATACATTAAGCCTGTGCTTCAGACCAACGCAGTGTAACTGTTCCTGCTACATCACCTGTACCAGCAGTTCTAAATACGTTGATTGCCAACACGTCTGGACCATTAGGGAACGTACCACGTCCACCTAGTGTTGTGTTAGTTAAGGCTTTGATCTTGTCTAAGGCAAGTGTTGCTCTTTCTCCCGGTTGGGCAATGAAAGAGAAAATAGTTTCACCTGGTTGTGCGTAAGGTGGTTGACCAAAGTTAAATGATATACTGCTTGCCGCGGCAATCGTTCCATTGAATGATTGGTTAAAGTCAACTCTGTAGTATTCTGTTGAACCAAATGCCGTTTTTGCTTGTACACTTTGTACAACTGTACCTGGTGGAAATTCAGTTGTTGTTGCTGTATCCACTTCAGTACCTGCCACAGCGCCTGAGGCTTCCCATGTTGTTGGATCAAAGAACAAGTAGTTAGTACTTGCAAAGTCACCGCCAAATGCAAAGTTCACAGCATCACCGCCTGACACACCTGTGTGTCTGTTTGAAAATCTTACAAAATAATAAGAACCACTATCACTAATCTGTGTAACCACTGTGTTGCTAGGGAATTGTGCTGAGGTTACTTTCATACCTACCACGTGTCCTTTGCCTTCCCATTCTGCTTCCAAGAAATACATATAGTTTCTGTTACCACTCAAGTTAAACCAGTGAGTAGATGAAGATGTCATTTCTGCTTGAGTATTTGCTGTCTGAGTTGTGATTGATGCACCACCGTTCCAGTTAACTGAACCACCCGGAGCAATCTGGGCGAAACTTGGTTGTCCACCTTGTGCTGTACCTTGTAGTCCTGTCCAACCTATGTCTGCTGGATCAATTGGATAGTTTTGTGGATTAATAATTCCTTGTACAACCAACTGACCTTGTACGCCACCTGCCGCAACTGGCTCTGTGGTAATCTCAATACCGTCTAGTAGCAACTGGGCTCTGTTAAGTAGATCTCTGTCTCCCAAGTCACCTGTTAAGGCATTGGATACTGAAGGCGCCAATCTCATTAAGAATACAGTTTGTCTAATTGTTGATAGTTGTAATCCTTGACCTGAGTAGTTGAATAGATATCCTCTATCTTCGTCAAAGTTACCATCTGTTAGATATGCTGATCCCCAGTGTGATATGATTGGAGATGCTGTGTTGGATATCAACACAACTCCAGTGTTTCTAAAGTGTGCCGTCGCCACACCTGCTGTATAGTTTCTTGTGGCACCTGCCGCAAAGTTTGTAAGTTGTGCCGCTCTAGTACAACCTGTTAATGTGTCACCTGTGATACCTGTAAATGTTATAATTTCGTTATCAATGTACACAGTACCTCCTCCTGTTGGGAAGAATGATGCATCTACAACAGTAATTGTAGTTTGTGTTGTATCCATATTTTCAAGTAGTCTTGCACCTGGACCTTCGTTGGTCACTTCATAACGTACAGGTTGGTTACCTGTTCTCATAAATGCTTCTGTGTTAACGTTTGAATTTCTCATTCTGTGTACGAAAATAAAGTTACCTGTTTGACCTCTAGTCATCCAATCAATAAATCCAGCCCCGTACCATGAAAACTGTATCCCAATCATCTGCATCTTAGACACGTCCCATTTGTATCCACTTGGTCCTGTTCCGTCTAATACATCTTTGTTAAATTCTGATTGTTTTGCTTTTTTGTCTACCACAGCACACATTTTAACACCTGCTGATGTATTAACACCTCTGTAATCTGGAGTAACACTCATTGTTGTGTTGTTGGTAACACTTGATACCACGTGAGTCATACCTCTTATTACAACTCTGTCACCTGCTTTAACTTGTTCTCTGAATCTTGTTCCTGTACCTGATACAGAATTTGAATTAGGCGTAACTGTAACTGTTCCTGCCAATTGTCTTGTGGCAGTTCTTTGTACAGCATTTGTGTTTTGTCCATCATATTCCCAGAAAATTCCGTTTTGATCATCAAATATTCCTGATCTTACAGTTGCACCATTCCATTTATACAATGATACTTGTGGTTGATCTGTAAATTCAGGAGTTGATCCTCCTAAAGTAATTTGTGCAATAACTGTAAATGTTCTTTCATTTGTAATTGATGTAATTGTGTATTCACCATCATAACCTGATGTTGCTACACCCACTAATCTAATAATAGCACCAACTTGTAAATTATGATCAACGTCATCTGTTGTTACAGTGATTGTCGAACCTGCATTGATTCCATTAGCAGTAATGTTTAGAATGTCATAACTTGGAGCAAATAGAGCACCAGTTGTGTACATACAACCTTTACCTGATTGATATCTAATATATTTTTTAGATTGACGTATTGCTTGAGCACCGTGTGCCGGACCACCTGTTCCTAATTGAACACCACCATCGAATGGTCTGTGTATAAAGAATGAATCTGGTCTGCCATATATTGATCCTTGCCAACCTGCATCTGTGATAGCACCTGGTGATCTAACTTGATAAGTTAAACTAGTTGGTGATGGAATAGAAGTTGCTAAGAACGGTCCTGAAGCCAATATGTGATTGTTTGATCCATCATCAGATATTATTACAACTAAGAATGCATTACCTGGAACAAGTCCATGTGGTGTAGTAAAGTTAACTCTCATTGTTGCCAATGCTGAATAAGAAATTGTTGAAGTTAATGGAATTGATTGTGTAACTGGATCTGAAATTGTTACTGAAGAATAAACACTTAATCCTGTTCCACCAATTGCTGTTCCCACGTGTGTGTTGCTTACCACACCACCAAAAGAAGTAACTCCTTGTACTGTTACAGTTATATCATTGGCTGGTGTTGTTCCACCTAAACTTGATCCTGAAATTATAATTTTGTCACCTACAGCATAGTTTGTACCGTCTTGTATTTGTATACACTCTGAGTAATCAGTTGATGAATCTGTTGCATTAGTTCTTGTAACACTGAATTGAGCACCAACACCAATAGGTGTTCTGTTTGTGCCTTGAACATTCAATGCATTACCTGTTCCTGTGTTTGCTGTTCCTGTTGCCGCTGACACTGAAGTTACTGATCCTGTTGAAACAGCATCTATACCAGCAATTGTAAATGTTAAATCATTTGCAGGTGAACCACCAAACACATCTGTACCTACTATTTTAAATACTTGATCTGGTGCATGTCCGCTACCACCATTATTAACTGCCAATGTGTATGAACCTGAATTCAATGTTACATCTATTGTTAGTCCTGAAGGTGTTCTGTTTGATTTGTTTACATTTGTAAATGTTTGTGTGTTAACTGCTGTACCTGTTACAGTGTAAGTTGCTATTGCACCTGCTGTCACTGTATCAACTGTGATTGTTACATCGTTGGCTGGTGTTAATCCGCCAACTGCTGTTCCTAAAATTGTAATTGTATCTGCTCCAGCAAATGATGAACCAGTATTTGTAAATGTTGCTGTGTATGTTGTGGCTGTTCTGTTGATGTCTATAACTGCCGCCGCACCTGAGTTATTAGTAGAGTAAACAACTGATGCATAATCCACGTTAGCCGCTGTACCTGTTCCTGTGATTCCTAATGCTGTGATACCACCATTTCCATCAACTGTGCTGATAGTTACATAAGCATCATTGGTTGGTGTTGCCGCACCTAAATCAGATCCACTTACAAATAACTGATCTCCTACTTTGTATCCTGATGTACCTTCTAATGCCGCTGTACCTGTTGCTGTGATTGTAGCAATTCCACTTGCTCCTGCACTAACAATAGTGTCGATTGCAATTGATACATCATTGGCTGGTGTTGCTCCACCTAAACTTGTTCCTGGAATTGTAAGTGTTTGCCCAACACCGTAATCGTCACCAGCAGTGTTTATAGTTACTGTATAACTTGTTGATGAAATTGCAACATCAAAAGTTGCATTCGATCCTGAAAGATTTGAACCTGAACTTACATTTGGATATGTTTGTGAATTTACTGCCGTACCTGCTACTGAAAAAGTTAAAATTCCACCGTTACCATCAACAGAATCAACAGTTAGTGTTGCATCATTGGCTGTTGTTGCTCCACCAAGTTGTGTTCCTGCAAACACAAGAGTGTCTGTTGCTGAATAACCATTTCCTATTGTTGTTACTACTGCAGAATATGTTGTACCTGTTCTAGTTACTGTGAAGTTTGCTGTTGTACCTCCAGCACTTGCTGTTGTAAATATTGGTGAAACATAACTTATTTGTTGATCTGGTGCTGTACCTGCCGAAGAAATTGTTTGAACTTCTCCTGATCCGCCTACAGCAGTTACTCTAATATCTAAATTGTTTGTACCTGTTCCACCAAATGTAGATCCTGCAACTCTTATAATATCGTTAACAATGTATCCTGATCCTGCTGAGTCTACTGCTACTGTGTATGCACCTGCATCTACATCAATGTCAAAAATTGCCGCTGTACCGTTACCACCTGCATATGCAGATGTTGGTACGTTTGTGTATGAAGGACTGTTTAATGCTACTGAATAAGTTCCTGCATTTTTTGTTACATTTATTTGAGCACCTGTTCCTGCACCACCTTGGAATACTGGTGTTACTGCTGATGCTGTACCTGTTCCTGTAAATGCTGTACCTGTAACTGATGCTGTTAAAATTTCTCCACCAGTGTCTACTGATTCTACAGTTACTATTGCATCATTGGCTGGTGTTGCTCCACCTAATACTGTACCACTTACAACAATGGCATCACCCACTGCATAATCTTGTCCTGATCCAACTTGTCCATTAGTAACTAATGATACAGAGTATGCTCCGCCAACTCTGAATATGTCAAATCTTCCTAATTGTCCTGCTGGAGTATAATTTACACCTGCTAAATTTGTGTATTGAGAAATATCACCAATTAAATCTTGATTCAAAGGTGATCCTAATGTTAATTCATTTCCTACAACATTAATAATTGTTACTGCAAATCCGTCACCTCTATCAATCACAGAGTTTTGAATAATTCCTGCCGAGTCTGCCACAGTAATTGATGTTGCACCTGATGAATAATCTCCTGTTACTGTTGGAGACGCTAATGCTCCACCTGATCCGTTAACTGCTGTAATTTGTGTACCTGTTTGAATTCCTGTTCCTGTAAGTGGTGCTCCTATTTCAGGTTGCACACCTGTGTATGGTAAAATTGTTGATCCTGATAGTGTTGCTAAACTTGTTACAAAATTTCCTGATGAACCATTTGAATCTATACTGAATGATGGAAATCCAATTGCCGCTCCTGTGTAAAAGTCTCCCTGTCTCAATTGAGTAAAGTTTGTAGAAATTGTTGTAGGATTTACTGTTCCAACTTTTGCTTTTCCATAATATGTAAATGTCAATGAAGTTGGCACTGTGTTAACCACAAATGATCCTGCGGCTCTACTTGCACCTGCCACTGAGTTATCAAAACCTGTTATTGTAAATGGTTGACCTTCTTCAAAATTGTGTGGTCCAATTGTTGTAACTGTGATTAAAGATGAACCAATACCTGATGTTCCTGCTGAAGCGTCTGATGTTACTAATGCTATGTCAAAGTCTGTACCCGGTACTTCATAAATTGATGGATAACCTCTTTGTGTTGCAATTGCTTGCCACTTCGTTGGCTGAAGACCATATTCAAAGTCAGCATCAAGCATTGACTCTGGTTGTGCAACTCTCAATCTTTCAATTGCATCTGTTCCAAAATCATGTGGACGTGTTCTTATTTCATCATCTTCAACAAAAATTTGTAATTGGTCTGTTGCACCATCTGTAGATGTATCAGCATTTAAAAATATAGTTGTGATTGTGTCATTGCCATGATATGCTTTAGGAAAATCTGGATCAATAAACGCCGTTGGGTTTGATGTATCTGTAGAATATTCTCTTTGATAAGTTGTTGTGGCTCCTTTTACAGGATCATTGAACGTGTATAAAACTGCATTAGAAGTAGTGTTTGTAATCAATAATAATTCTGCTAATTCAACTCTTTCAGGAATTTTTACACTTGAAATTCCGTTGCTAACTAGAGCTGGTAAATTATCTAATCCATTTTCAATCACATCTGTAACTATTCCAAACAAAGTAGTCACTCTTGTTGTGGCTCCTGCTTCACCTGGTGTACCTACTAGTGTTTGTTGTGTTACCACCGGTGATTGTCTTGACGAGTAAGCAGTACCTGGTATTACATAATTGTTAATAATACTTCTTATTTCATTTTTTACTGCTAATTCAGGTTGTCTATCTCCACTCAAAACTGATACTGTGCCTACCCAATAAGTTCCAGCATTGTATCTTGATTGTTGATTTCCACCGTATCTTAAATCTGTTAAAATACCATCAATGTTGTAACCCATATCTCTTTCACAAAGGTAAGGTTCGTATGTAAAGTTAGCAAATACATATACCGAACTTACAAGTGCTGGTAAATTTAAAATACCATTGTCTACAACATTATCAATTACTGCCATGTTTGCCGCAAATCCTGTCTTGGCACCTGCTTCTGCATTTGACCCTGACGTGTTTTGTGATAAACCATCTCCGTTGATACTGCTATATCCTAAACCTGTAAAAATGTATAAGTCTATAATCTGTTTGGCTTTTGTCCAATATGCTAATTCTGGTTCTCCTGCCGCCGCTAATTGTAGCACTCCGTCTACATAATAACTTTGTGATGTTGTTCTAATATTTTCATTACCGCCATATCTCATATCAAGATATGCCGCTTGTATAACTCCTTCTACATCATTTTTAATTTGTGTTGCAGTTTTTGTGTAACCTGCAAACGGTGAAATATTTCCAGCAACTTGTACAGCAACCCATGCCGCCACTTCTGCTTTTATATATTCTCTGTTGTTAAGATATCTTAATGATGCACTTGGATATAAATCTGCCGCTGTGTCTTGTGTAATTTTGTAATCTATGTAAGCATTGGATTCATCTTTCAACCATTCTTTGTTGGCATTGATTTGAGCCCATGCATTAGGATAAAGGTTTCCAGATTGTGGTATCCCTGGTGTAAATTTGTATGTATTAATACGTTTTTTTGCCATTCTTTTCTATACTCCTAATGCTATCGCTAACACTGTGGCTGTGTTATCGACATACTGCTTTTTAGTAACATCATTAGCATTTGTTGGATCGCTTGTTACAGTTGCTCCTGTAAAAGCCGCCGACGTTGCTGATGTTAGTCCTATTGTAGTGTTATTTAACGTTCCTTGCGAAGAATTCAATGTTGAAAAGGTTCCATTTCTTGGTATTACAGACCCTATTGTAACATTATCTACAACACCAACGTCTGTTGGTCTCAATGTAAGTGTTCCACCTGCTTGTGGACTTATTGTGACATCAGCATTAGGTGTTAAACTAACCTGACCACTAGTTGATAAATTTAGTGCATTAACATTCATGTTGGTAATTGATCCTACTGTGGCAGGATTAATTGTAACTGTTCCTGTTCCTGTAGGTTTTAATCTTATTTGTGCATTAACTCCTTCTGCTAATAAATCACCAGTGTCTAATATTGAACTGAAAACACCTGCACCAATAATACTTGGTTGAGCAACAGTAAGTGTAGCATAAGGTACACCGTCTGAGTCTGCATAAAATAGTGAATCTGGAGAGTCAACCGGAACAGCATAAGTTAAAGTTCCTGATTGTTTGCCTTGAGCTTCTGCATCTGTTAAAGTTGTTGCTACCGGTATTGCAAGATATGTACTTGTAACAATAGCATCTGTAATTCTTGTTCTAATAGAGTTTTGATATGTTGTAAAGTTGTTAGCAACTCCGGTGAATGCATACATTCTTATTGACTCGTTATCATAAGAATAACTTTCACTTCCATCAGATTCATTAGTTGGTACTGTTAATTTATTTTCAATTGTAGAATCGGCTTTTGCCATTCCATACACAGTATCTTCTGCACTGTAAAGTGTTTGTCCATCAATGACTCCACCATTATAAAGAAATTGTAAATCATCTTTACCGTTAAACATTAATACATTTCTATTACCCAGTGGTGTAACACTTGTCCAATTTATAATTGTTGAATTATCTTGGTTTTGAGGGTCTAATGTATAATTATAGAAACTGTGGTCAGTTGAAAAATATTGATCACTGTTTAATAATCCGTTAAATGTTATAATATTTTTTATAGATGCATTCTGTGAATAGTTTGCATATTGTAAAGCCAATTGTGCACCATTTCCATATCCTATTATTGTAATTTCTCTAGTATCTACGTTATCGTATAAACTGAAACTAGCAATAATAGAATCAATAAAAGCAATATCATCTGCTTTTGATGTTTGATATCCTACGTTCCATTCGTTGCTGTAACCTTGTGGTGCAATTAAAATTTTGTCAGTGATAAAATTAACATTTGTAATACCATTTGCTTGATTAAATCCTTTGTCGTGTAATGAAATTACAACTGGTATTTTCTTTCCTGCTAATGGTGTGTTAGTTGTATCTGGAACAACTATTTGAGCAGTTCTGTTATAACCCGATTGTTGTTGTTGCCAAGTTTGCGGAAAGTTATAAGTGCCTGATGTTAAATCTAAACCTGTAACTGTGTTGGTATGAGATAAACCTTCATTGTATAGTTCTCCTGGAACAGTTATATTATTAACATCTGGTTTGTAGATATTAAAAGCAAGACTAGACGTGTCTAAGACAAAAGTATAAGTTGATCCTCTTTCTACAGTAATTGTTGGATTATCACCAACAACTGCTGTGCCTTTGTTTAGTACTGTGAATGCTCCTGCAGTTTCATTGATGTTAAAATCTGGTGCAACCGGAACTACTGGCGGTGTGTATGTATTCGTAATAGTACGTACTATAACATTTCCGTCTACATCAACTGTAAATCCGGGTGACTTGTATCCGTAATCTGTTTCGAAAGGTTTAAAAACTACTGCCATTGTGTTATATCCATATTTATTATTCTGTTACTTGCGTACCTCCAACCAAAGCATTCAATGTAGCAAAATATGTTGCACCAAAGATAATCTTAGAACCAGTGTATTTTTCTGTTGCACTTTTGTCTGCTGGGTTTATCTTGATTCGAACATATGAATTGTTAACTTCGCTATCGATCTTGATTAATTTATTCCCTAGATTTGATCTACCATATATTGATAGACTGCTTTGATTTGGACTTGCTGATACAAGTACTTTTAAAATTTCTTTATTGTTTGTGTCATAGTCTACACTGATTGTGTATTCTGCTGTGGTAAATGTGTTCACGTGCCATTGGTCTAAAATCATGCCTTCTTCTACTACAGAATATGGACCATTGTAAGACAGGTTTAGCCCGTTCTTCATTAACAGAGTATTTCTGTCACCTTTTCCAAAAAATCTTGATACATCAAACATATAGAATAATCCTTATTATAGTGTATTTACCTATTCTAGAACTATTGTATTACTACTGTATTTTGGGTATTACTGCTTGTTTTTGCTGTGTTTAAGCATCTTTTCAACTGACCTGATAATACTGTCTTCTTTCTGGTCATCCATAGCCATAATACCTTCATTCAGCCTATCACTAAACTCATCTGAGGTAATTCTTATAGGTGAATAAACTCTATCATCTAATCCAAGATCAATAATATCAAAATTATCTGCTTCAGGAAATGATGTGTTTATGGGATATGTGGATCCTATCAGCACCGTTGCAGTGCCGTCGAATGCGTAAGCAAGATGTTGTCCAACTGAATCACAACCAACAAAATGATTTGCTTGTTTTATGACTGCCATCCATATTCTTATGTGTACGTTCATTGGAGTTGCCACTGGAGCAGACATATGATTTTTAAATTCTAATGGGAATTCACTCATCATCATAACTCCGTACTTCTTAGATAATTTACGTACAAGACTCCAAATATTTTTTAGTTCTATACTTCTGCCAGTAACATCTGTAATTTCTGGCTGTTTGCCTTCTTTCATTTGTTTTTCAGTTAAATTTTCAGGTTGAGCACCTCTTCCAAATGGCTGAACTACAACAATTTTGTTTTTGCCTGTTTTATCTTTTACTTCAGCAATCATTTTTCTTGCCATTAATAATTCTTCTTTGCTTAATCTTATAGTTGGTGCTGGTAAATCTCTAATGCCTTTGTTGTTAATAGCGATATCATATGCTTGAGCAAGACTGCATTTTTGATTGTAATATTCCCAAATCCTGTACGGTTCAGGACTAATTAATTCTCTTTCTTTAAGAAGTTCTTGAAATAAATTTTTATGCCAACTGTCATATGCTCTAAAATACAATTTAGGATGACCTTTAAAAGCATCAGTTCCGCCTTCACAAACTAGTATAGGGTCCTTTTCAGGATTTTCTTCTAGGTATTTTTCTACTGCTGGAATAGAACTTATCATTCTACCAGCGCCACCGTTTAAAAATATTGCTGTTTTTTTACTCATTTGTTTGCTACCTTTATTAATTTGTTATATTCAGGCAAAAACAAATATTCTATTTCGCTGTGTATTAATGTTCTTACAGCATCTTCTAATGTTTCTACTAAT